CTTGTCCGGCTTGCGCTGCCTTGTTTTCCAGCCGTACACGGCGGCTACATACGGATAGAGGGAACGTGTTCTCCGGCGGAAACCTTCTTCGTCGATTTCACGGTTGTAAATCTTATCGGCGATACGTTCCGCTTCGTCACGGTCTTTGGCGATACGATATAAGGCGTAGTTCGTACCGTCATGATGGCCCATCCGTCCGCGAATGTTGTAGCCGTCGCCGTACCATTCTGCATCGTCGCACTGGGATTTCAAAATATCGGCAATGGTGCTGCCCAATATTTGATAGCCTTGTCTCCGGCCTTTCCATAATCCCAAGTTGCCGAACACGACAATAATGCCGTCCACTTCTTTATTTAGGTTGCTCCGTTCATCATCCAACCAGCGATATACTTCTTCAGCCCATTCTTCGTCGCTGACCTCGTAACTGTCATCGTCCAATATTTCCCTCTGGGAATTTTGATAGTATTCTTTTGCCTTTTCGTCCAACAGGTCATAGCTTGACCAAATTATCTGTTTCATACGCTTTGAATTTTAAGTTTGACTTTCATTTTTTATCCCTGCCTTCGGAGGGTTTCCCTCGTCCGGCGGAATTTGATTTTACGTGCGGACCACAAGGCGGACAGAAGGGAAATAAGGCAAGGAGGAAGCGGATAGTCCCGTGGACGGTTTCATTTGTGTTGAACAAGTATTGACGAGCTTGCGAGTTGATGGTTGTTAACCACAAATGAATCCGCGCCTTGCCGATTCCCGACCGCCTTAACTTTGCACGGGAAAATCAATGGACGACGGCGGACTCTTCGTGTGGAGTATGAAGGAGTATAAAAGTGGGGACGTTCCGGAACGGTAACGAGCAAAACAAAAGCGGCTTCCAAGCCGCTTTGTCCGGATAAGGCAGAGGTTATTTCTTGCCTTTTCCCGGTTTCTTTTCCGGCTCGGCGGGAGTTTCCTCCTTTTCGACGGCCGGATAGAACTTGGTGGTGACCATCACGATACGGCTGTGCTTTACGCCGTCCTTGTCGGACCACTCTTCGGGTTTGAAATAGCCCTCCACGGTCAGGAGCGTACCTTTGGTCAGTTGGTCGAACGAACCGGCATTCTCTTTTTTGCGCCATGCTTCCATGCTCATTAGAGCTGATATGCGGCTGGTTTCATCGCCGTTCTTCTCCTGACGGCTGATTGCCAATGGGAAACGTGCTACACTGGTGTTGGTGAACTGGCGGATTTCAGCGTCCTTTGCTACGAATCCGGTTACTACGAAACTGTTCTCGATCTTTTTCATTGCGATTGTTTTTTGAAGTTAATAAATCATTTTTACGGTGCGGAAAAAGTAGGTGCAGTCAAGGGGATGCACCAAGGATAGCGCATAAATACTCTTTATTTTGGAGCGCAGCCCCAAACCGAAGGCCCGATAAAGGAAGATTTATGCGGTACGCCATTGGTCAAGGCCGCATGGCCGTTCCCGTCTGCATACTAACTTTGCAACGGAATAATGATGATGACTTCGATAGAAAACGGTCGCGAAAAAGACGAGGCAAGACAGATCGTGGCGGATTTTGGTTCGAAAGGACTTGTCCGCCTGACAACACAAGGGACGGCTTATTCCGGCATGAAGCCGGGAAGAATACCAGGGATAGGAAACATGCCGTTCACTGGCAAGATGGAAACGGCACAAGCGGGTATGCCGTCCGACCAACCCATAGGGCTGCTTTTGCGGTGGATTTCAACGGATGGAGAGCCGACAATCGGCGTGTACGGTGTATCAGTGTGGGGCTGTCCTGCCTGTTCCCGGTCGAAGGAATGGAGAAACGGCAAAGGGAAAAAGGCAGGACGCTGCCTTGTGTGTAAAGCGGCGAGGTAGCGTTCGTGCGAGTGAACGTTCGATATAAAAGGATATGGCGTAGCCAGAAGGTATAAAGGGGTATTTCCGAAGGAAACGGTATGAGCGTATGTTCGAAAATAAAAGAGGGTATCGCACCGGCATATCTGTCTTAGCCGGTGTAAACGGGCTGAAACTGATACTACAGCCCGTTACTGTATTTACCTTTTTTCTGTTTCGGTCTGTAATTCTACCGGCTCGTCATCCCATGTCAGTTCTTTGCCGAGAAGTTTGTAAACAGTCCCTTTGGGGAGTTCTATCTCGATTGGTATGTTGTACACTTCTTCCAAATACTCCCAATGCCCACAACGGGCTTTTCGGGCATAATCCATTCTGTTCCGTCTTTATTTACTGCCAACCATGCCATAATATTACATTTTTAATCTGTTTCTTTGTGATAATTTTATTCTTCTTGTGTTATCATTCTCTTGCTGTATTCCAAAATTTTATCCATCGTAAGCCACTCCGGTTTTTCGTCCTCTTTGAAACTATCATGCAGTTTTATCATAAACTCAATTTGCAATTTTTCGTCACCAGCCCATAAGGATTTGGGGTGTCTGTTACCGTAATTAAGGTAATACTCACAATCTGACTGTAAGCGTCCTAATAACTGGTATCTGAAAACTGAATCTCTGTGTATTACTTCGTCTACCGTTACTCTTCCATTTGAATTTGTTACATCGTTTGCCATAATCTATAAAATTTTAAGTTTTCTTTTTTTCCCTCTTGTAGCACCAACTACTTTCGGGCCTGATTTAATTATGTCGCCTCGAAAGGTGTCATGGCTCTTTATGCAAGGTTTTACGATTAAATACTACCCGTGCGAAGCGGAGGGTGGAGATTTTGTCGTGAACCGTCAGGCTTGACCTTGCATACAAGAAAGACATGACAAGTACCTTTGCGACACAATTCATATCAGGCAGCCCGAAAGCGATGTGCGAATACAGGGAAGAGAAGGTCTCTTGCAAAAGGTCCGATAGTTTATATAAAAGGGTTGCAGCGAAAAGAAAAATATAAATGGATATTCCAGGCTGTATAAGAATTTTGATTGTGAGGATAAAAAAAGGTATTGAGCCAGCATGTTTATCGTGAGAAAAGAAACGGGCTGCAACTGGCAGTTCCAGTTCAGCCCGTAAAAGTACATCGGAGGTCTCTTGCCTGTTCCCGTCAGAAATGGGCTACCATAATCCGATGTTTGAAAATTCTGTTTTTATTGCTCGGTCGCCGTTGGTTTATCCAGATATGGTGTGCTCCGTATCCGAATATGAAATACTCATCGAGCGGGGTTTCGTTCTTCAAGCGTTCCATACTTGCACGAAGTTCGGTTTCATCGACTGAAAGAAGAATCGTGTTCATGATTCGGAAATAGATTTCTTCCGCTTCATCGCTATAGCGGCAAAAGACGTGTTCGATTGTTACATTCATAGTTCTATTGGTTTGATTGAGGTGTTTCGGGTACATTAGTCATTATTGATTCTCCGTCTTGATTGAAAATCTCTATTGTCGGGTTGCCGTCGTTTTCTTCGGGGAGCATGAATTCCGATGTATCGGTCAATGCTTGCCACTCTTCATAGCAAAGACGGTTGTCAATGATGTTCGACACGTCCTCACAGTTCCATGAGCGGACGATTGCCTCGGCTTCTTCGTAACTATTTGCTTTCACACTGAAATAATCCCGTTCCCAACTTGTAACCTTACGGTCTTGATAAAATTTGTATTTTCCCATTATCCTTGTTTTTTAACTGTTTACTTCTACAATATCCTCGATTCTGCCATATAGTATCGAGCGTAATGCTGTTTTGTCAGTAGCATAATACTCGTGAATACTTCCGTACTGTTTGACGAAATACCGTTTGAGAACGTCGGAAAAGTCAAAGTGATAACCGCTCAAGGCAATTCCACGTTTGAAATAAATGCTCTCTCGCACGTTACGGGTAATCCAGTTTTTTTCTTCCCGGTTTAACTTGCCTCCGTTATTCAGGTGTACCCGCAATTTGTAAACCTTGCTGTCCTGTAATATCTCCAGTTCGGGAATGTCCCATTTGACGAATTTTGTTGCTATCTGTATCATACGTTTGCTATCGTTTAATCATGGATAACCACTTCATCACGGTATTCTGAAATTTCCTTGCCGCTTTCAAGGCAGACAACTATGGTATTGCCATAGTCGCCCACAATTGTGCCTTCCGTGTAACCTTTATATGGATCGTGTAGCGTGCAGGATAAGCCGATAATATCGCTGTCTTCTTCGTATTCGTACATAGTGAATGTGTTTTAGGTTACAGTTTGATGTTCCATTTGCCTTGCGAGAATATCCGAAAGCTCACGTATTCGTCCTCTAACTCGTATGTCAGTATGCGGATATAGATTTTGTCTTTGGCTGCCAAAGAGGCTACCAGTTCATCAATTTCTTTTTCCGGGTATTCCCAACGGGAAGAAAATTCGGCATCTACCGTGTCGCCATACCGGTTGACAAGGCCGTTGAAATTATCGTCCAGAAATGCCTCTATCTTATCGAGGTCCTGTTTGTTTTCCGTACTTGCGTGGAAAATGTTTGTTGCATAGTTTGCCATAACTCTGAATTTTAAGTTTTCTTTTTTCCCTCTTGTAGCATCTGCTACTTTCGGGTTTGATTTAATTATGTCGCCTCGAAAGGTGTCATGGCTCTTTATGCAAGGTTTCACGATTAAATACTACCCGCGCGAAGCGGAGGGTGGAGATTTTGTCGTGAACCGTCAGGCTTTGACCTTGCATACAAGAAAGACATGACAAGTACCTTTGCGACACAATTCATATCAGGCAGCCCGAAAGCGGATGTGCGAACACAGGGAAGGGAAGAACTCGTATAAAAGGTTGATGGCTTATAAAAAGGGGGTGCAGCGAAAAGAAAAATATACCGTAGAATGTTTTCTCTTTGTGCTGTACAATAGGGAACGGAGTATTTTAATGAAGTCTGGGAGAAGGTTTAGTTTAGTCCGTTAGCCTATATATATGCTAAATCAAAGTAAACTATATTTAGGCAGACAAATTTGCCTGCCTATAAGTTTTTCCTTACCTTTGTATGAACTAAAGAAGACTTGTTTTTCTTTTGGCTGCAATGGCTCTTGGAAGCTCAAATGTAACTGTCGAACGAGGAAAAAAATTCTGGAAGGAAGCTGTTCAAGAAGTCCCGATTATAAGCAAGTGCAAGGAAAGAAACAGAGTGAAAACAAAAAATCGGGAAATGACTTTAATTAGCAATTTTGTTTCTTATTTGTTCCTCAATTAAAATCATAAAATTTTCAATAATTTGATTTTCAGACTATTACATGTAGTATTTTTGAGGAATTAAATTTATTTCCAATATATATACTTTGCAATGAACGGACGGGTGTAATATGTCGGTATCGTAAAAAAGGATAAATCACAGCAATCCCCGGTAACAAGAGAAGAAATAAGACAGATAACAGACCATCGAAGGCTATCTCTTTTTGTTGTGCCATTCCAAACTGTATTTCAATAAATCCTGTAGAGATTTCAATTAAAAACCAGGAAAGACATAATGCAATAGCTATGAGAAATAAATTCTCAATGTAGAGTTGTACGAACAAATGTATCGGAGTACTACCGAATATTTTCTTCAATCCGAACTCTTTTCCCCGCTTCAATAAAATCACAGTATAGAGGCTCATGAAGTTGAATATGCCGATTAACAACACAAGGATAGCAACTAAAGACAACCGCTGTAACTGTTTAGGACTTCCATGTAGTAACATATCATTGTATGAAACGACAGAAGAATCAAAATAGCTGTCATTTATAGATAGCAACTGATTTCGTATTTCTTTTTCAGTCCGGGGTTCTGTTTCGTATGCCGCATGACGTTGATTTATTGTGTTCAGATTTGCCCCCTGGCGGATAAGTACTACATTGACTGGAAAAGTAGCGACCCAGTCTTCTTGCAGTTTATCTGAAACCAAAAGATCAAAATGTATCGAACTTTTTCTATCTTGCATACTGATAACACCTGTCACAGTCAACGGATCACCTGTTGAATAAGTAATTTTCTCTCCGATAGGATTCCTGTCACCAAAAAGCTTATTGGCCAATATTTGCGTAATTATGACGTTTTGTGGATTATCATTTAAAGAAGCAATATTACCATAACGTACCGGAAATTTCATCACTTTCACAAAGTTGCTATCAGCAACAATGGTTTCTACATCGAAGCGTTCTTTGTCCAAGATAATCACATCCTTATTATACCATAAGACAGTAGAACTGCATTCTATATCCGGATCAGAGAAACCAGCTCCGGTAACAAAACGACTTCCGGGAGAACTTTTATCCTCCTGTATCTGAAAAGCTATTCTATCTCTATCCGGAATATAGCTGTCTACAGTAAGCTCCTGTTCCACATAACGGAATATAATAATGACACAAGCCATACTTAATGCCAATCCGATGATATTGATAATCGTATATATTTTAAACCTACATAAGGTCCGGATAGCTAACTGTATAATCTTCATAATATTGCGTGTTTTTATTTTAATATCAATTCCTCTGCATCGCCAAAGGTATCATATCCTGTCGTAATTACCCAATCTCCCGTCTGCAAACCTTCCGTAATTTCATACTGCTGCGGATTCTGCCGCCCAATACTTAATGGTACACGGATTGCTTTTGTCTTCGAAGCATTCACTTTGTAAATCCATTGTCCTCCTGTAGACTGATAGAAATTACCCCGTGGAATAATAAGCGCCCGTTCCGGCTGACCTAATTCAATCTGTACACGGAAGCTTTTGCCGACTCTGACATTATCGGGCATATCGCCGGTAAAGACAAGATCGACATCAAACATACGGTCTTTTACTTCAGGGACGACTTTCGTTATTTTCAGCGGATATTTCTTTCCCTGATAATTGACGGTAGCAGGCAGTCCGGTAGTGATCCTGTCAATGTAATATTCGCTTAGCGAAGTATGTATCTTATACTGATCGAGTACCTTTATTTCGGCAATGCTTTCGCCGGAAGAAACCTGCTGCCCCGGAGTAACCCTGACAAAGCTTAGTTGCCCTTTTATAGGAGCCGTCACCACCAGGTTATTCAATCGCTCATGAGTACGTTCATATTTCTTGCGCTCCCGTTCACGGTCATTGCGAATCAGTTCTTTACGAATCATCGTAACAGCCGAATCATGTCGCAGGCTTTCTTGTTGCAATGCCGCGTTTTTTAGTTTGTAGTTATATTCATCTTCGGCTACTTGTAGTTGAGCCTTACTCTTTACTCCCATCTGAAACTCTTCCCGATCAAGGGCAATGCTCTTTTTCAGTCGTTCCAGTTCATAATTATTCGTCAGAGCCTGCTGCTTCAGATTAAGACTTTTCTGTTCCATCTCAATCTCCTGTTCCTGATAGGTAATCATTTGCTTTTCCCATTCGTCACGCTGGTCTTCAATGCTGCGAAGCAGGTCTGGATTGGAAAGGACGATAATGGTATCCCCCTGATAGAGCAGACTCCCTTCCTCACCAACGATGCTTTCAACGCTTCCCGCTTCGCGGGTATTGATTTTGATAGTCAGTATAGGCTGAATCAGTCCCTCCACATCTACATATTCCATAAAATTATCCTCTTTCACTTCCGCTATCTGAATATTTTCGGCATCAATACGTAATTTTCGGGGGCCTAATGACAGAACAATTACATAAATCAGAAAGGCAGCAAACAAAAGTCCGCCTATCAGATAGTATCTGTATCGAATGTACCAAGGTTTCTTTTCTAATTTTATATCCATGACTTTATCAGGTATTTTATATTTTTATTTATTAAAGCTAAGTAAGTTGCTATTCTATAAGAAGATTGTAATCTTCTGTCAATAGCATATTCCGTTCAAAATCGTAAAGTGTCATACTTCGAAGTGTGTAATATAAGCTCCAATAATTGTACAAAGCCGATACGTAATTACGGCGGGCACTATCTTTCTCGGCAATGGAAGCATTCAGATCAAGGATAGTGGATTTTCCCAGTATATAAAGTTTGCGGGCAACTTCATTTCTTCGTTGAGCCGTTTCATCTGTACGGGCAGCGATATGTACCCGTTGTGTTTGCAGATTAAATTGTTTCACCAGTTTGCGGACATTCAATTCAAAATCCGTCCGATTTTGCTCCACTTGCGTATATACCAGATCACGATTGGAACGGGCTACCCGCACTTGTCCTTTCCCTCTTCCCCAATCTAAAATAGGAAGAGCGATACTCAGACTTACATATTGCTGGTCTAACAGATTTCGATAAGCATCCGGCAGCTTTTCGGCAGTCTGCGTCAGTCCGAAACGGAGATAAATATCCGCTTTCAGTCCCGCATTAGCACGGGCTCTTGCCACAGCACTCTCACTTTCCAGTTTTCTTCGTTTCATCGCCTGTATGTCCGGACTGTTTTCGTATGCCAATGCCAATGCTTCATCCAGATTGACACTGAAATCCGGTACTTGCGAGTTGATACGCACACGAAGTTCCCGATCTTCCTGAATGCCCAGATAAGAACGAAGTTCCTGCATGCAATTATCCATTTCTATACGGGCATTCATACGATTTGTTTCTTCGGTCAGACGATTCAATTCTAACTGCAGCATTTCATTCTCTGTGATCGTGCCTATATTGTAACGCCCCTGAGCGTAACGATAGAGCGTATCGGCATTTGCATAATTGAAAGAAGCAATATCGTAATTACTTTGAGCGGTGGCCAAAGCGAAGAATTTATTAATTGCATTGGCGGAAACAAGTTCCAGTGTTTCCACATAACTTTTCTTGGCTTCCTGATAGCGTACCGGTTCTATACGTTTATCCCACTTCAGACTATTATAACCAAAAAGCGACTGGCGATATCCTATCATGACAGGAGAAGTTTGCCATGAGTATTTATGTTCGCTGAACAAGTCCATGCGTTGCGCAGATGTTTCGAGAAAAAGAGAACCTCCGGTCCAGGGAATATTCTGCGACAGGTTCAAAGTCAGATCGGTATTCAACAGATTTTGCTCGACAAACTTAACGGAACCGTCCCCCATTGTAATCTTATTGATGGCACGATTCAGATTAGGATCGGATGACAAACTCAAAGATGGCAAATAGTTAGCCCGATAATATTTGTAGTTCCAGTAAGCGGAACGAAAGCTATGTCGTGCAGTTCGTGCATCGGGTGATTCCAGACGGGCTATTTTCACCACCTGCTCCAACGACATCTCCATTGTTTGATTTTGAGCAGCCAGCAGTTCAGTCGACAGGATTCCGAGTGTTATATAGAGTATTTTCAGATTCATTCTTAGGTTTATTTGTTATTTACTATTCAAAACCTGTGCCATTCTTATATTTCATTCTAATTCAGTTATTTACATTTACTACGCTGTTACAAGCAGCGTGCAAATACGCACAAATTTAGTGCGCAATCGCACATACAACACATGATTATTATCCATATCTTTGCCCTTGCATTAAAACTTTAGGATAAGTAACGAATCATATACCCCATACCCTATGGATGAAGTCAACAAACTAGGAAAGATACTCATTGTAGATGATAACGAAGATGTGCTCTTTGCCCTCAATCTACTACTCGAACCTTATACAGAAAAGATAAAGGTAGCTACCACTCCCGACCGGATTGAGCATTTTATGACTACCTTTCAGCCCGATCTTATCTTATTAGATATGAACTTCAGCCGTGATGCAATTAGCGGTCAGGAAGGTTTTGAAAGTCTGAAGCAGATTTTGCAGATTGATCCGCAAGCTATTGTCATCTTCATGACTGCATATGCGGATACAGATAAAGCTGTACGGGCCATTAAAGCCGGTGCAACAGATTTTATCCCCAAACCTTGGGAGAAGGAAAAATTGCTGGCTACTCTCACCTCCGGTATGCGTCTGCGCCAATCTCAACGGGAGGTAAACATCTTAAAAGAGCAAGTAGAAGCACTCAGCGGACAAAGTTCTCCAGAAGGGGATATTATCGGAGAATCTCCGATCATGCAGGAAGTATTTGCAACCATAAACAAACTTAGCAGTACAGATGCCAACATTCTGATTTTGGGAGAAAACGGAACGGGAAAAGACGTGATTGCCCGACTGCTATACCGCTACTCCCCCCGATACGGCAAACCTTTTGTTACCATCGACCTGGGAAGTATCCCCGAACAACTTTTCGAAAGTGAACTGTTCGGCTTTGAAAAGGGAGCATTCACCGATGCAAAAAAGTCAAAAGCCGGACGGATGGAAGTTGCCACCAATGGTACTTTGTTCCTTGATGAAATCGGTAATCTTTCGCTTCCCATGCAATCGAAGCTGCTCACTGCGATCGAAAAACGGCAGATCAGCCGTTTAGGAAGCACACAGACCATGCCTATTGATGTTCGTCTGATTTGCGCAACGAATGCGGATATCCGCCACATGGTGGATGAAGGAAGTTTCCGTCAGGACTTACTATATCGTATTAATACAATTGAAATACATATCCCCCCGCTCCGCGAACGTGGGAATGATATCATTCTGCTTGCTGAATATTTTCTGGACCGTTATGCACGCAAATATAAAAAAGAAATGCGTGGCTTGACACGGGAAGCCAAAAATAAGTTGCTGAAATATACGTGGCCAGGTAATGTACGGGAGTTGCAACATACAATGGAACGTGTCGTAATACTGGGAGACGGTTCTTTATTAAAACCCGAAAACTTCCAGTTCCACGTCACCCCCAAGCAAAAAAAGGAAGAAGAAATTGTTTTGAACCTTGAACAACTGGAACGGCAAACCATTGAAAAAGCAATGAAACTTAGTGAAGGGAATATCTCACGTGCTGCTGACTATTTAGGTATTACCCGCTTTGCCTTATATCGCAAACTTGAAAAACTAGGCTTATGAAACGATTTGCATTCAGAGTAATTTTACATATTTTACTGATAGTATTGTTTTCTATCGGCAGCTACCTGCTATTTCAAAAGCAGTTATGGTTCAGTACTACCATCTGCCTTATATTACTGATAACCATTGGAATACATCTTTACCGTATGCAGTTCAAACAAATTGCTCTGTTGCGACGATTGACAGACGGCCTCCGCTATAATGACATGATGCAAACTTTCCATCCACCTTTCAATAACAAAATAATGAATGAATGGGCGGAAGAACTTTCGGATACTTTAAAAGATTTTCGGGGAAGATTGCTGGCAGAAGAGATCAAGCACCAATACTACGAGAACTTATTGAACAAAGTTGATACGGCAGTGCTTGTTGCCGATAAAGCCGGACATATAGAATGGATGAATCAGGCGGCCGTTACCCACTTAGGACAAATATCACAATTGCCGGAAACATTGCTGAAAGCTTCTGTTGCCCATGACACCCCCGTCATCCGTATCGAACAAAATAGCACTGTGCTGGAAATGGCCATATCACGCACTACATTTGCCACTCAAGGTAGAGAACAGCAGTTAATCAGTTTAAAAAACATTCATTCTGTATTGGAACGCAATGAAATGGAAGCCTGGCAAAAGCTGATACGCGTGCTGACTCATGAAATCATGAACTCTATCACACCAATCATTTCTCTTTCGGAAACATTAAGCGAGAGAGGAATCCCCAGTCAACTGGGAGAAAAAGAATATTCTGTTATGCTGCAAGCCATGCAGACCATTCACAGAAGAAGCAAAGGATTACTGGAATTTGTAGAGAACTATCGTCGGCTCACACGAATCCCTGCTCCTATTCGTACACAAATTTCTATTGCGGAATTATTCACGGATTTAAAGAAATTATTTCCGGAAGAAGAGTTTCAGTTTGAGGTTCCCTCACCCGAACTGAAATTAAATGTGGACCGAACACAAATAGAACAGATTCTTATTAATCTGCTGAAAAATGCCCGTGAAGCATGCAGTCGAAAATCAGATAAGAAGATTCAGGTAAAAGCAAGAAAACTTTCTGCCGGAAATACGACATTAACGATATCTGATAATGGAGAAGGTATTCTGCCCGATGTGCTGGATAAAATATTTGTTCCTTTCTTTACCACCAAAACATCCGGTTCGGGTATCGGATTAAGTTTATGCAAGCAAATCATGACTTTGCATGAAGGAAGTATTAATGTTAAGTCGGAAGTGGGTAAAGGAAGCAGTTTTATCCTTACTTTTCCTAAATAAGAGCCTTTGATATTTGCATCTTGATGTGCTATTCTTAAGATTACGTCGAAAAATTATTGTACCAAAAGCAACAAACCAGAAAATAAACTGCATAAATAAATGCAATAATATACGAAAACGCAGCCTAATATTGCATAAAACGGCATAATATATACATCTTTTCGTATGTACAAAACACTTATTGGCTTAAAAGGAACACCTCGTTGGTTTTAAACCAACGCTACCTTGCTCACCGAGGAACCTATTTTTCATTAATGGGAAAGAGATAAAAAGGCGATTCGGTGCTTATTTTCATCTGATTTATTAGAATTATAAGCAAGGTAAGAAGTAGCATAATGATTATCCTTAAGCCATTCATCCAGCTTAATGATCAACAACAAGGGAAAGAGCAGTTCAAGTCGATCAGTATATCAGACAATTAATGAAATTATGTACTTCCCTATTTAAAAATGCAGGCGTTTATTGATTCTTAGCTTATGACAGATGTAATTATAGCCCTTCCTGCCTGTTTAAATATTCTTTTTTTCAGAATGATCGTTTTTTCACTAAACGAATAGACTAATCTGAGTCCGGTATAGCCCGAATATTCATTAAGCCTGCTGATCGTCTACTTAAAATAGCAGAGGACTCAATCATCCTCTGCTACCCAAACTATTTGTATCAGGATTCAACTCCTTTACAGCATCTTTTACCGCTTTCTGGGTCGGTTTACGGTAAGTTTCCGCTTGTTGTACCGGAACAATCTCATTGACCATTCTTTCATATCCTTTTTGTTCTAACAAATGAACTTCCTTTTCATTCGTTTCTTTTTGTTTTTCCGTTTTCATATGGCTTTTTTATTTTTAGTTTTCTACTTTGAAAACAGAAAACAGCAAAAGATGGTTCATCCTATCTGATTTTATTTTCAGTTAATTCGTCCCAATAATCGCATAAATGCATATATTTGCCCATCTAATATGAACCTCATTGAAGTTATGAAAGAAAATAAATATGACGACGACCGCTTCTTCAGCCAATATGCTCAAATGTCACGCTCTGTAGAGGGATTACAAGGTGCCGGAGAATGGCATATATTACAGAAAATGCTACCGGACTTTACAGACAAGAGAGTACTGGACTTAGGCTGCGGATTTGGCTGGCACTGTATCTATGCCATCGAACATGGAGCAAAGTGTGTTACAGGAATTGATATTTCCGGGAAGATGCTGGAAGAAGCTCAAAAAAGAAATTCTTCACCACTCATCGAATATAAATGTATGGCAATCGAGGATTTCGACTTTCAACCGGATACTTATGATATCGTAATCAGTTCCTTGACCTTTCATTATCTGGAATCTTTTATTAATATATGCCGTAAAGTCAACAGCTGCCTCACAGCAGGAGGTTCTTTTGTTTTTTCAGTAGAGCATCCGATATTCACAGCCTATGGTAATCAGGATTGGTATTACGACCAAGATGGAAAACGTGCTCACTGGCCTGTAGACCGCTACTTCAGTGAAGGCAAACGTACTGCTATTTTTTTAGGAGAAGAAGTCGTGAAGTATCATAAGACTTTAACTACATATATTAATAGTCTTCTTCAGACCGGATTTGAAATTTGTGAATTGATAGAGCCCCAACCGAGTGAAATGATGCTGGATACTATTCCGGAAATGCAAGACGAACTTCGGCGTCCAATGATGCTTCTTATTTCTGCCAAGAAAAAAAGTTGACTTGCAAACAGATGAATTTCAGTCGATTGTAATTTAATCAATAAAAAACATTCATTTAGTTATTGATAATTAAAAAATACTCCCTATCTTTGCACCGCTTTTGAAAAGAACAACCCTTTAAAAGTAGCGGGGTGTAGCGCAGTCCGGTTAGCGCACCTGCTTTGGGAGCAGGGGGTCGTGGGTTCGAATCCCGCTACCCCGACTACAAAGGAAAAGGGAGTTCGGTTAAAAGTTTTCGGGGTGTAGCGCAGTCCGGTTAGCGCACCTGCTTTGGGAGCAGGGGGTCGTGGGTTCGAATCCCGCTACCCCGACGAAAATTTTAAGTTAAGAAAAATTGAATGGTGTTGAGCTGATACAGTTTGTATCGGCTTTTTTCATTGGTGCAAAATAGACTTAATTATACCCCATTTAGGGGCAAATAAAGGGGATAAATCTTTGAACTATCTTTGAACAGGTTTCTCTATTTGCACCTATTTAGTGGAAATTAAAGCGGTTTCCCATCAATTTACCCCGATTCAAGCTGTTTAATGCGATTTTAAACCTTTAAAAAACATTAAAACAGTATGGCAACATTTAAAGCGATCGTTTTCCAAACTGGAAGACATATAAAACAGGATGGAACATCCAATATAAAAATTAGAATCTATCATAATAGAGAATCTCAGTATATAGCCACCAGCTACTATATCCAACCCGGAAACATGGATGACTCCGGACGGATCCTGCCAAACGTTACAAACGGCGAAATGATAGAGTACGAAATAAATGCGTATATCCAAAAGATCAGGAGAGAGTATTTGAAGCTAGGACAAGAAAGAACTCAGTTTATGTCATGCAAGGATTTAAAAGAAGAAATAGAGAAATCCCTAGCTCCTGACGCCGAGTTTATAGACTTCGTAGAGTTCGCCCAAAACATAGTAATTCAGACGAAAAAGAAAAAGACAGCCGAATGGTATAGCTCTTCCATTGATACACTATGTTGGTACACAAAAAGAAAGAAGATAGATATTAAGCTAATCACCTCATTTCTGCTAAATAAGATGATCAAAGACTTATATCACTCCGGGCCCGCCGGCATTCCTTTAGAACCGGGCACAATAAGCCATTACCTTAGAGGACTGAGAGCATTGTACAACAAAGCCAAGCTCTATTACAACAATGAGGACTTTGATATTATAAGGATCCCAGGCGATCCGTTCAAAAAGGCTGAGATACCGGAGTACCGGAGGAAACGAAAGAATATAGACATCAACACTCTATTGAAGATTAGGGATTTCCAATCTGACAAGAAACGTACCAATATGGCACGTGATGTCTTTATGATGATGTTCTACATGATGGGAGTCAATATTAACGACCTATATAGTATTTCGTGCGAACGCCACGGAAGACTGGAGTACACGCGATCTAAAACGAATACGGAGAAGAATCACGAACAGATACCGCTTTCCGTCAAGATCGAACCGGAGCTTCGCATCCTACTTGATAAATACACAGAGGGTTATTTCCTCTCCTACTTTCATACCAACTACTGTAGCTTGAATAATTTCATGCGAGCAATCAATAATGGACTGAAAGACATTTGCATGAACTTAGAACTAGACTTCAAAGTCACCACAAACTGGGCCCGCCACAGCTGGGCCAGCTTGGCAAGAAACAAGGCCGGAGTACCGAAGGCAGACATTGACTTCTGCCTCGGTCATGTAAATAACGACTATAAGATGGCCGATATCTACATTGATATAGATTATAGTATTTGTGATAAGGCAAATCGCGCTGTATTGGATTTATTGCAGAAAAAAGAAGAAAAAAAAGACTGAAACGTTTGCAAATACAAAAACTCTCTCTATATTTGCAAACAGAATGGTGTTGAGCTGGATAAAACAATAGTTTTGTCCGGCTTTTATTGCATATATATGCTTCAATAGCTCTTATTACTGAAACTCATCTCATCTTTACGCTATGCACCGCAAAACAATGACGCATGGAAATTACAGTTTCAAAAACAGCTTTATTAGATAAGCTGAAATCAATCGGGCGAATCATACAGCCTAAAAACACATTACCAGCTTATGACAACTTTTTGTTTGTCGTTGATGAATATGGTCTTATTCTAGTGACAGCAGGGGAAGAAGGTGGACGCATCTCTACAAATGTAGATGGCGCTGCCGACTTCATCAATTATTCTTTCATGGCTAACGCCAAGACATTACTCGACGGATTAAAAGAAATCCCCGAACAGCCATTGACTATATCCATCCTTGAAAAGGAATTGATTGTCAAGTATGCCAATGGCAGGTTTTCAATACCACTTGAAAAAGGTGATCAATACCCATCCATGAACACGGATGACACTGCCAGCCCATTTCTTGTTTCAGGTAATGACTTATTATACGGAATAAGGCAAGTCTTGATCTGTAGTGCCAATGATGAGCTCCGTCCGGTATTAAATGGTGTCTATTTTGATATTGGTTTAGATTCAATGTCATTTGTCGCAACAGATGGTACCCGTCTAGCAATGATTGAAAATCCATCCGCTTATACGCGCAAGGAACGGGCGGCCTTTATCCTGCCAAGCAAGTTTGCTAAAATCCTTTCTAATATTGTTCCGGAAGATTGCATGGAAGTAGAAATATCGGTAAATCAGACTAATATTTTATTTGAGTTTGATTCATACCGGTTAGTCTGCCGTATGATTGAAGGCCGGTACCCTAACTATCGTGCCGTTATCCCTCAAAAACAGCCTAATCGTGCAGTATTAAAGAAAGCCGATATAGTCTCAGCTCTAAAGCGTGTATCTGTCTTCTGTGACAGCAACTCATCTCTGGTAGTACTCAAATTCGATTCCAGTTCTCTTAAAATAGCAGCTCATGATTTAGACTTTTCTAAGTCTGCAGAAGAAACGATCAGCCTGCAGTCAGGCTGTGATATTGAAATAGGTTTCAAGAGCAGCTTTTTGATAGAGATGGTAAACAGCATTCCTTCGGAAGATATTGCTATCACCATGAGCGATCCGTCGAAAGCCTCAATCTTTACCCGCTGCGATGAAGAAGTTCGTAGCCTTACTTATCTATTAATGCCTTTATCAATTAATTATTAATATGGAAAAACAAAATTCATTCAAACAGACCATTCAATCTTACTTGGATAATCGGGCAAAGTCTGATGAACTGTTTGCTATTGCCTATAGAAAAGAGAATAAGAATATTGATGAATGTCTCGCCTACATTATGGGCGAGGCTCTCAAAGAAAGTAGCACGATAAGTTCTGGAGTAAAAGGATGCGGGATGGATAATGACATAGTATTCGGAATGGCGGTCCATTACTACGATGAAGATGATATCAAAGTTAATAAGCAAACCAATTATAAGGTATCAGCTGTGAGTGTGAAAAAAGAAGTAGCTACAGAACATCCGGAAACTAAAAAGCCGGCTTCTTCCCCCAATAAGCGTAAAGGGAAGAAAACAGAAATACCTTCCGGACAATTTTTATTATTTGAAGACTTATGAGACCAAGAACGAAATTACAGCTTAAAGTTGCTAATTTAAGTAGCCAGCTGCCTAATATTGAGGGATTGATGATTGATTGGGCAAAGGTCGAATGTTTGGAACATAGAGGATATGCAACCAAATCACGTGTTATCTGCATGGAGTGCGGACAGCGCTTCTCTCCGGAAATTGTAAAGCGTAAACGGGCAATCTGTCCTCATTGTGGGACATCCTTGAAGATAGAACAGTCGAGGAAGCGTATCAATAAACAGACAATGTTTATTGGCAAAGCAGAAATTTGTGAAGAGTTCCAAGTCATCCGTAGTTTTGAATTGGTTGCTTATTACCGGGAAGAAACAGAGCCTCTTTATTATATTCGGGAGATACTGCAACATTGGATAAAAGACGATGGTAACCGGGAAGTAGTAGCTCTTGCCAATAATACGGGATTCAGTGGCTGGTGTGGAGAGCTGGAGATACGGAATAAAGTTGTTGGATCGTATTATTACAATCATAACAATGATATTTACTGCGAACGCTATCATCCGGCCTCCGTCTTTAGACCTAAGTATATTCGAATGGGTATAGATTGTAAATTACGCGGTATGTCATTTCTTACTGCCGCCAATACAATTCCCCATTCTCCCAAGGCTGAAACACTTCTAAAGGCAAGACGTTATGAATTAGTAGATTATTTAGAGGGACACCGTTACAAGATCGATATGTATTGGCCGTCTATAAAAATTTGTCTTCGTAATAAATATCGGATAAAAGATGTTTCGATGTGGTTTGATTATCTGGAACTACTAGATCATTATCATAAAGATCTGCATAACGCTCATTACGTTTGTCCTAAGAATCTAAAAAAAGCCCATGATTTGTATGTGGCGAGAAAGAAACGTGATGATGAAAAAGAACGCAAGGCAAAGGATATGCAACGCCTACTTAAACTTAAAAAGGCTGCTGAAAACTATATAAAAGAAAAATCGAAATTCTTCGATTTGAAGCTATCGGACGGTAAAATAGTTGTGATACCACTAAAAAACCTTGAAGAGTTTCAACAGGAGGGTGAAATTATGCACCATTGCGTTTTTTCGAATGAATATTATAAGAAAAAAGACTCACTCATTCTTTCTGCTCGAATTGGAAAGAAGCATATTGAGACTATAGAGGTCAATTTGAAGACATTCAGTATTGTCCAATCTCGTGGAGCTTGCAACCAAGATACCGAGTATCATGAACGCATTATTGGTCTCGTGAAAAAGAATATGAACTTAATACGTCAGAAACTGACGGCATAGCATACAATGACCTATATAGAATATATAAACCAATTTTGGAAGATGAATCGAAGTGTAGAATTTAGCTCGAACGAAGTGTTTTTGTACTTTTACTTATTGAATGAGTGCAATATTCGGGGTTGGCAGAATCCGTTTGAACATCCCAACAAGACTATCGTCCTCGCAACCGGTATATCAGAAAAGACCGTCATTGAAGTTAGGAACAGATTGCAGCAAAAAGGTTTAATAACTTTCGAATCGGGTAAAAAGAATGCAAAATCGCCAGTTTATTACTTACTTGACGTAAGTAAAACGGTAAGTAAAAAGGTAAGTAAAGAGGTAAGCAAAAGGGTAAGTAAAACGGTTAACATTAAAGATAAGACTAAAGACAATAAGACAATATCTCCCTTACGCGTGGGAGAACTGTTTCCGGCTGATAGTTTTTTCGACAAGTCTTTGGACGATTGTTATACCGAACTTAAATCGAACCGATCATGGGCGGAAACAGTAACAATGAACACTCGTTCTTCTGGAAATCCTGATTTCACGCTAGAAGCCTTTTACGAGTGTTTGAAGCTGTTCTTTATGAAACTGCAAAATGAGGGTGAAACGACAAAATCGCCAAAAGATGCGATGTCGCACTTTGCCCGATGGTTGAAATTTGAACTTAACAACAAAAAAGATGGAAAAAGTAAGAGAACAAATACAAATCCAGAAACAGATGTTGAAGTGCGGACAATCAAGCTATGACCCCATTACATTGAAGAATTCCGCAGCCTTATTCCGTGAGTGTTGTCTATCAGCATGTTCAAAATTCAGTGTTAACGAAAGCAATCGTGAACTGATGAACGAGTTGTTTTTGTATCTTATCAGAGGGTCTAAAAAATTAGATCGCGATAAGGGATTATGGCTATATGGTCCGGTAGGTACTGGCAAATCTACAATATTAAAAATTATACAAACGTATGATAGACGCAGTAATGGGCTAGCCCCAAATGGATATTATCCATCAGGAGGCTTTCCTATAGAATCGGCATCATTTGTGACAAACCAATATTGTCAAAAAGGAATTGATGGAATTTTGAAATATGATGGTTCCAATGGCATGGCTATCGGCCTTGATGAAGTTGGTAGAGAACCAAAAGTTAAGTACTATGGGACAGAAATGGATGTGATACAGTACATACTTCAAATGAGATACGACAACAGAAGAGGTTGTATAACATTCGTAACGACCAATTTACTCCCGGAAGAGATCCATTTAAAATATGGAGAATATATTGCCGATCGAGTTAACGAAATGTTTAATGTTGTGGAAATCGGAGGTAAAAGTCGGAGATAATTGTATCTTTGAGAATTATTATAAAAAAACAAAAAACATGAAAGAAAAAAAACAGCAACAAGAAGATGATAATCAATTTAATATGAACCTTCTTTACGCATCTGAATTAGAAAAAGCAGTATTGGGTACATTAATGACTGACAAAAAGGCTTATGCGTTAATAAGTGATATTCTTTGTCCAGAATCTTTTTATGAACATCGACATCAACTGATATATGCTGCAATTATTGTCCTTGCGGTTAATCAAATGCCGATAGATATTCTAACTGTAAAGGAGCAACTTAGCAAACAAGGTGAATTAGATAAAATTGGAGGAACATCTTATATAATTCACTTGAGCAGCAAAGTAGCATCATCGTCTCAAACGCAGTATCATGCCCGAATCATTGCACAAAAGTATATATCCCGCCAATTACTTGCACTTGCAACAGATATTCGCTTAAAAGTATTCGATGAAACCCAAGATGTAGAAGATTTAATCTCGGAAATCAGAGGAAAGCTAACTGATATATCCTCATTAAATACGGAACATGATTGTATTCAGATTAACCCCGTGATTGATGAAGCCTATAAACTAATTCAGAAGGCAGCTACACGAACTGATGGTTTGAGCGGTTTGGAAAGTGGATTCACTAGATTGGATAAAATGACATCTGGCTGGCAGAATGGTGATTTGATTACTATAGGAGCACGTCCTGCAATGGGAAAAACAGCATTTATTATATCTATGCTAAGAAATATGGCGGTTAACTTCAGGATTCCAGTCGCTTTGTTTTCTCTTGAAATGAATAATGTGCAGTTAGTCAATCGTCTTATCACCAATGTCTGCGAAATTCCGAGTGAAAAAATCAAGAGCGGACAGCTTGCCTGTTATGAGTGGCAACAATTGGATTATAAACTGAAAGATTTGCAGGACGCTCCTCTTTATGTGGATGACTCACCACTTATGAAAATGGATGTTTTGTGCAATAAGGCACATTATTTAGTAGAAGAAAAGGGTGTTAAGTTGATTGCTATTGACTATGTTCAATTGTTATATAATGATGTCAAATATACTGAAAATAGATATTCGGAAATTAATTACTTCACAAGAAGATTAAAATCTTTAGCAAAAGAGTTGAATATTCCTATTATTATTACATCGCAATTAAATCGGGCAATTGAATCTCGTGAGGGAATTGATGCTAAACGTCCACAGTTAATAGATTTACGTGATAGTGGTACATTATGCGATGATTCTGATATGGTTCTTTTTTTACATCGGCCAGAATATTATAAGATTTTTCAAGATGATCGAGGAAACGATATGCGAGGTATGGCAGAAGTAATTATTGCTAAGCATCGTAACGGTGCAGTAGG